GTGACCAGGGTCTCAGAGTACACAACTTGCTAGGAGGGTGCTCTGAGACCTTTTCCTTTTTGTATGCTGATGACAGTATACAGGTCAATTCAGAGACAGGCAAGTAAATCAGTATTTTGATAATTTATGAGGTCAACAACAGTAAGTGTTTCCGTCTGCACTTCCTTGGAATCCTCATTGGTCTTACCCTCAATTCCAGGTCTAGAAGCAGAACAGTTATAAAGCACATGTCTGATATGCTTCACATCACCATCAAACTCGAAAAGCAATGCAAATGCATTCAATTCAGAGTTTGCATCCTCGATAAGTACCTTGTTATCATCCAGCGACTCATTCAGAGCAGACACCCTGAAATCCTCAGGAATGATTGCAAGTTCCAGATCACCATCGTAGCCCATATTATTATTGATAACATAATAAGCCACGCCATCTGCATAAAAGTTCTCCGGTTCCCCATTGGCATCCAGAGAAATCGATACCGCACCAGGCAAAGCAACTGGTGTATCAAAGGAAATAACTCCCTCTTCATCCACCTTAAGCATCGCATAATGGGCATTCTTAAGATTGTATTTGACCTTATTCTTAGCCATCGTTCAAACCCTCCATTTCAAAACTGTACATGACCTCGTAAAGCTTCTCGCTCTGGATCCATGTTTCCGACTTGTTGTAAAAAATCTCATGTTCATCAAGAACACGTTCCACTCTCGATTCCAAATCTAAATCCTTGAAATCGGTGTACATTTCAATCCTGACTTCATCTTTCTTGAAATACACCTTTCCATCAGCAGCAAAATTATTACTGCCAGGCAAGAGATAACAGATAAATGGTGGTTCAGGACTTTCACCCTCTGCAAAGTGGTCATACGCAAAAGGTATCTTAAGCTCCTGCAGCATTTCCACTAAATTTTCTATTGTCATTTCAATGCTGCCTCCACTTCTCTTTCCAAAAGTTCAGCTGCAGCTTCCTCTGCCGGAGCAATATGCACAAAGGCTCTCGTTCTGCCGCCACCCCGTTTGGCATGACCAAATTCTAAAAGATGTGCCAGCTGGTAACGGTTTTTGGAATGAACTGTCACTTCCATCGCATTGGCATTTTCCTTTGTGGTTTTTACCGTCCAGCTTTTCTTGTACTTTCCGGTATCCACAGGTGCGCCCTTTTGCACATCACCTTTGGCTTTCCTGCCTGCCTTTTTCACAGCGGCCTTCATATCCTCTGTCGCAAGGTCAGCGTATTCCTGCAAACCTTCCATAATGACATGTGCCATTTCATCCACTCTGCATCTGTCCCTTGCCATATCTACCGCCTCACTTTCCTGCAGCTGAATTTCAGACTCTTTTTTCTGTAATTCATATGATCCACATTCGTGATATCATAAATCTCTCCATGAAAAATTAGTCTGTGTGTTGTCGAACCAATCTCAGATGCCTTCCTACAATAACGAATGGTCACTGTCATACTCGCATCTTCAACTGTTGTTCCTGCCTCTTCCTTTTCCTTAGAGCTCGCCAGACCTTCGCCGCCAATCGTTGCAACACAGGTATAGAAATCCACCCAAGAATTCTTATGATTGCCGATTGCATCAACAACCGTCTCATTCTTCTGGAAGGTTACCTTCTCATTCAAAAGTCCAATGTTCATCAGTACCTCCTAAAATCCCGGTTCTCTCACACCGCAAAGCAACGACCTCAGCGATAAGGTAAGTTCGTGATGGTCAGCCTCTTCCCTGTGTTCATACAGATAGGCTACTGCATACATCACTGCAATCTTACTCACTGGCTGTTTCTCAAACTCTTCCTCAGAAAGTCTTGCAATGTCCACACATAACTGCTGGCTTTGAGCAATGATGCCGGAAAGCAGTGCATCATCATCCTCAAAGTCTACCCGAAGATAATTTTTCATTTCTTCTAATGTCACAACCATCCGCATCACCTCTCAAATCAGGCGGTGCTATTAAAACACCGCCCTTACGCACATCTTAGGATGCAGAAGTTCCTGCCTTCTGCTGAAGCACCTTAATAGCCTCAGGAAGCACAAGCTTACCATCCACTCTCTGGGTTCCCATGAAACCGACCTGACCATTTGCAGCATAAAGCTCAGAAAGCTTCTTGAAGGTTCTGCCCTGACGGTCTGCAATCCAGTAGTACTTGAAATCACCAAAGGCAATAGTCTTAGCACCAGCTGCTGCAACCGGCATAAATGCAGAAGTCTTCACAGGTCTGCCAAGGATAGTATCCGGTGAACCTGCAACCAAAGAAGGCTGCCATAAATACTGACCATTTCCATCCTTAAGCTTACGGATCTGCTTCACAGTCGCATCATTAAGTACCCATACCGCATTCTTACGATAAGGAGCCTTAAGGCTGTAGAAGAGGTCGATCACCTCATCGGCTGTGATTGCTGTAGCAGAAGCGGCAGTAACACCAACCTCAGCACCACCAGTATTTGCAAGGATACCTAAAGGCTTACCTGTACCATCACCAGTGAAGAAGGACTCTTCCTCTCTCGCACCGATACGTCTTGCAAATTCCTTGGAAATATAAGCTTCAAGGTCAAATACACTGTCAGCTAAAAGTTCCTCAGAAACCTTAATCATGGTTCCAAGCTTATAAGCACCGATAGACACCTGGCTGAATGCATCATCAGAATCCTGGTATACACCTTCCTCGTCAATCCAGCTTGCAGAACCCTTAGTTGCAACCACCGGAATCTTACGGTCACCGCTGGAAGTCTTAATTACATGCGCAAGAGTACGGAATACGTTCTCTTCCTCCAAAGCTTCCACCAATGTTCTCTCAAATTCATCAGGCACTAAATAACCACCCTCAGAATCAGTACCTTCCTGCAATGCATTTAATACAGAAGGTGCAGGCACCTTCACTCTCATGGCATTCCAGAAGGAACACTTGTACTCATCAGAAGCACGACCTGTCTTTTCATCCTTACCCATCTTTGCACCTGGCTTTCCGGTAAGTGGAGTGCTGGTAGCCTTAGAAAGTTCTGCATCAATCGCAGCCTGTCTCTCCAGTCTCTCAATCTCCTTACCTAAATTCATAACATCCTGTTCCATCTTGTCGTAGGCTGCAGTATCTTCCTCGGAGAGCATACCGTCTGCACCTCTCTTAGCATCAAGGAACTGCTTTGCAGCATCCCATGCCTTTGCTCTTTTTTCTCTAAGCTCTAAAATCTTACTCATGTTGAAAATCCTCCATTTTCTGTAATTAAAAAGCCTGCTATCAATGCGATAACAAGCTCAGTCTCTTCTCCAGCTGATCTACCGGAGTACGTTTCTCTGTTTTTGGTTTCGGTGGGATAAGCTTAGACAACATCGAATTTGTCACAGCCTGTCTCGAAAACATAACTGCTCCAGCCTTAATGTCATCTTCTGTTTCTCCACCAGTTACACCTTCCTGCCCCTCGGCAAAAAGAATCTTATCTGCAAAGCCAAGTTCTACTGCCTTTTTCGCATTGAACCAGCTCTCTGCATCCATAAGCTTTGAGATCTTATCCCTGGCAAGCCCGGTCTTAATCTCATAGGCATTCATGATGGACTCCTTTACTTCATCCAGCATCTTCACCGCCTTCTTCATTTCCTCGGAATCTCCGATTGCGATCGTGGCCGGATTATGAATCATCATCATTGCCACAGGACTCATTTCGACGGTTGTACCAGCCATTGCAATTACAGATGCAGCCGAAGCCGCAAGGCCATCAATCTTAACTGTCACATCGTATGGATAATCCATCAGCATGTTGTAAATCTGGGCTGCGGCAAACACATCACCGCCGGGGCTGTTAATCCATACAGAAATCGGACCTGTACCACTTTCAAGCTCATCCTTAAAAAGCTTCGGTGTCACCTCATCCCCATACCAGGTTTCATCTGATATTTCTCCATTCAAAAAGAGCGTTCTCATCGCAGAGCCGCTCTCATCCTGATTCTTTATCCAGTTCCAAAACTTTCGTTTCATCGCTTACCTCCATATCTTTTATTTTGCTGACCACCTTCATCTGGTGGCTGCCCTTTCTTCTGCTCTTGCACAGCATCATCCGACTTACTGCTACCATCTGCAGCAAAGATACCTGCATCCTCCAATTTGGTCATATTTCCATTGATAAGATAAAGGTCACCACCTGCCTCTGCAGGAATGCGGTCAAGATTCTCAAGCTCGCGGATATCATTTGCTGACATCCAACCATTCTGTCTTGCTGTCGCATACCCGGCCATTCGGCTTTGGTAATCACCTCGAAGCAAACCGTCCACATTGAACTTAAAGAAATACTTCTTTTTCTCTTCCGGTGTAAGAAGGGCTCTGACCATCGCCTGCTCCCATCTTGCCACCCACGGATCCAAAGTATACTTCACAAACTCCAAGGACTGCTGCTCAATATTAGAAAAGCTCGACTTCTCCAGGTCTCCCACCATATGTGGCGGCACTCTGAAGATTCGAGCTATCTCATCAATCTGAAATTTCCTTGTTTCCAAAAACTGTGCTTCATTCGGACTGATGGAAATCGGCGTGTACTTCATACCTTCTTCCAAAACAGCCACCTTGTTCGCATTGGCTGAACCACCAAAAGTTGCCTGCCAAGACTCCCTCACTCTGGATGGATCTTTAATCGTTCCCGGATGCTCTAACACACCGGAAGGAGCCGCACCATTTGCAAAGAACTTGGCACCATACTCCTCACAGGCAATCGCCATACCAATCGCATTCTTCGCCATTGCGATAGGACTATATCCCACCAGACCGTCAAACCCTAAGCCCGGAATGTGAAGTACATCATGTGGCTGCAGCCTTACCGACGTGCCTTTCATGGTATGAGCATCATCTGAACTAAGATAATACTCATAGTAAATTTGCCCATCCTGGTCACGGTTCACTTCCATCCTGTCCGGCATCAGTGGATACAGAGCGATAATCTCCCCTCTTGCATTCCTGATAATCTGACTGTACGCATTCCCCCAAAGAAGCAAATGCGTCATCAAAGTCTCACGGAACACAAAGGAAGTCATTTCCGGATTCGGCTCGTCATGGAGTAAAAAATAAAGCGGATGATCCACCGCCTTTTCCTTACCACCATCTGCATTGTATCTGTAAAATTGCAGTGGCAAGCTTGCCACAGCCTCCGACAATATCCTCACACAGGAGTACACCGCCGTCATCTGCATCGCAGTTCTCTCATTTACCCTCTTCCCGGAAGTCGAACCACCCATAAAGAAGGAATACGCACTTCCCGATGTTCTGTTTGTGGGTGCATCCCTCCCACGAAATATGCTGCTTATATTATTGAATAATCCCATGCTTCACATTCTCCTTATCTGAAAATCTCATTCCATGTTCTTACGGTCTGTATAAAGTCAATGATTGCAAGTGCAATCACGCATACAATCAAAATAAGCACACCTGCAATAATTATCTTCATCAAAACACCAATAATCCTCTCGTATCATATACACTTCCACTTTCGCCTTCGTGTCTGACCGCTCTATCCAAAGCCATGATTGCGGCAACAATACCATCAATCTTCTCTTTTGATTTTGCCTTCGTTACCTTTATATTTCCTGCCGGGTCTGTATCAACTACCACATTTCCTGCCATCCATCTCATTACCGGATGACCGCTATGAATAATTTTTCCCTCCATAAGCAGTCTGTAAAATTCCTTCGTAGGAGCTGACATGGAAGCAAAACCCTGTCCAAACGGAACCATTGTCAAACCATTATCCTCCAGGTTCTGGATAACATGAGTCGCATTCCATCTATCCACTGCAATCTCTAAAATGTGATATTTCTCCGATAAGTCCATGATGAACTTCTCAATGAAGTCAT